CCATGTAGGAACGTCTAGCATCATTGACCAGTCAGCAGTTAACTCTAACCATTCGAGAATCTTTTTACGAGTCTTGTTAGCTTCTGGACCTTCAAAATTTAACCAGTCAAACTTAAGAACACCTTTACCAATCTGGTATCCACCAGAGTCACCTAAGATCATTGTATTAGGTCGATCACGGTCTTGTATCATTGATTCTTGAGTCATTGACTTTTCAAGATCTAACTGTGCGTGACCTGCTGAATACAGAGCATACTTGTAGGTAAAGTATCCTTGATCAGCATTTAAGAAGTTCATGCCTTCAATGCCACGATCAAATCCCGCAGGAATTCGATCTTTAGAAACAAATTCTTCTAGTCGTTGTTTTGCAACATAAGTTGAATAGAAAGAACTGATAGCTGGCAAATACACAGCATAGTCTTTCTGTAAAGGTGTTAGGTCAATTGGTTGTTTCATATTCTCTCGATAAAATTGCTGTAAGTTCTAATCTTGTTTTTGCCTGTTCTAGTTGTTCTAATGCGATACGAACTGCTTCATTAGATGAAGCAAGTTTGTACCAATCATTTTCTTCTTGGCGCTTTTTACGAGCCCATTGTATAATGTCTAGCACATCTTGATCTAGGCTTACGGTAGCGTAACTGCTAGATATTGTTTGCCAATTTGATCCGTTAAACACTTCTAGTTCGGTGTTGTGGATACGCATCATCCCAGTCATTGGGTTGCTTGAGTTTGGACCGACATATGGTAGGGCGGTATTTCCGCCACCAACCGTAATGCCTGTTACGCCTTGTAAACCTTTGATCATATTTAGGCAGCTTGTGCTGGGATGATATATTTGTAAGTAGCAAGTCCGCTATCTAGAGTGATCTGAATAGCACCTTCATTGCTCAACGACATCTTAGTGGTGTTGGTATCTGCAATCTTAAGTATGCTCAAGATTGGCAACACAGGCCAAGTCCAACCGCGATCTAGTTTGCCTGCAACATTCTGTGCAAACACAAACTCACCGCCGTGTGTCGATGCATCACCGAATGTAAATTTAAGATTGCCGCCTTCTGTCTTGGCAAGAAATGTTGGATGCTCTGAGTTAGCACCTGCTTGGAAGTTAAATCGGAGCACAGAAGTCACTGATGGCTCAATTTCAACATCCCACTTAACACCACGAAACTTCACAGTCTTCATCTTTTCATTGATGATTTCTTGATTCATAAAGCGATAGTCGTTTTTAAAGTCGCCGTCTTTGTTTTCAAAGTGTAGACCCACTGGCATAGTTTCACCGTTGCGTTCTGCTGTGGTAATACTAATCTTTGCACCTTCTTTGTACTCTGCACCTTCCAAGAGATATTTCAACTTGTTCAGTTGCGGCATACCAAACACACCGATCATATCTGGGTATGGATTAGCAGTTTCTGCCTCCATGATAACTGAACGGTCATCGGCCATTGAGTTAACAGTTGTGCCTTTATCTGTGCCTGTTACCTTGACTGTGGTCAAGAAGCCTAGATTCTGCGTATGGCTAACGATGTCTTGTAAAATATCTTTCATTGAGAATTCTCCTGTATATTAAGATTATATTTAGATCTTGAGTAAAAAGCAACCGCTAAATTACTCAAAATCAAACAATTTGTTAAATGTATTATCCGACCTTGTTGAACTGATGTCCCATTCCAATACACCAATAAGGTTTCCTAACTTTTCATCGATCACAGTGGTTTCCATTTCGGCATCGTTGAAAGGCAGATCCTTGAACCACTGCGGTAATCTCAGTTCGTCCACAGGATAGGCCACAGAAGTATACCCCATAGGATTGTCTTTGATCTTGCACACAATCACTTTCATGCCATCTACTACCTGCATTGAGTACTTGTCGTCCATCATTCGCTTCAAAGTGTTCCAATTTAATGAAGCTCTGACATGTCCGGGCATGTTAGTCTTGCCTGCCTTCTTTTCTTTGGCAGCGTATTCTGTAATATTGTTAGCACGTTTGGGACTACCTTTCTCCCAACCCGGTCGAGTTTTAAACTCTGTGCGGAAATCGGTGATATATTGTAGGATCTCTTCTTTGGTCACGCCAGTTAGTGTCTTAGTCAACACTTCACTCAAGAAGTCTTGTATAACAACCGGGGTATCTGAACGCTTGAGATCAAGCCCCATCGCTTTAATTTTTCCTGGTTTGCCTTCTGTGTCTGCTCGTTTACCTTCTTTGTCGTAGTAGAGCACTGCGTATCGCTTTTTGGTAATGAACAGTCCTTTGCTTGCAACAATTTCGCGACCTGCTTTGATGACCTCGGCTCTAGCTCGGGGGACGTGGAATGCATCTTGCATGAATTTGACAAATGTGCCATTGACTGTATCTCCTATGGTATCATAAAGTTCAACAACTGATTCTCTGTTCCAAGGAATCAGGCCTTTCTCAATGTCTTTTTTCAGTGTAGCATACGCTGAAAAATAACAAGAGTCTGTGTCACCGTATATGACCGCTTTGCCTACGTGGTCATACTCTCCGGTGATAATTTCGTTAACTTTTGATGCCATGTGTTTGGCAATTTGTCGACCAGTTAGTGTAGTTGACTGACCAATTCTGTTATCAAAGAATCTACAGCCCGGATTTAAAATCGCACCATATAGACTGTTTAACAGAATCTTCTTGACCAACTGTCGCTTGTCCCAGTATTCTTCTTCAATCTTGTTGCCAGCTTGGATACATTCTCTCAGCTTAGCCTGCATTTCCTTACGTTCTTTGTACCAACGAGCCAGCAGTCCTGAAATCACGCCTTCGGTTTCATATGTGAATATAGTACCATTAGCTGATATCATCCAAGGTTGGTTGCTGTCAAATATAAGATCGTAGGCCTGAGCCGCACTCAGCGTATCCGACCCGCCACCTTCCCAATCGATATTGATTTCACGTCCCACTTCTTTGTTCATCACAGCAGAATATTCAAGACTACCGAATATACCTTCCCAGGCAGACGCAAATGATTTTCCTTTAGACATTTCAGCTGCAATATAGTCCTTGGTTCCATCCTGTCGCAACTGACCGACGATGGTTTCAGGGCCCATATTCAACGCTCGAATAGCACTAGGATAGAGACTATTAATGTCAAGAGAGCCAATCCACTCATGTATACCTTTCTTTGGATATGCAACGTAAGCACCAGCAGCTTGTGTGTCTCCGTGCTCTTCCATCTTTTTGCGATTAGGAACTATCATACCTCTGCGGTGAGCTTCGTTAATAATAGCTTGTTCAGTTACTGCCACTGCTCCCATAGTGGTTGCCACTAACACTGTGTTTTCGTGTGCAATGGTATTAGCTAAGTCGATAAATTTTAATTTTCTATCAAGTTTTTCAAGAAGCATGCAGTCATTGATGTTGTATTCGATGAATGTTTTAAAATCATTGTTGTACAATTGATCCAACGTGCCTTCATACTGTGTTTTGCGCTCGCCTAATTCATATTCAGCAATAGCATCTAATCGATAAGTGTGACGTTCTTCGTATGTGTACTTGCGATATAATTCTAGACTATCGATATGAACACGACCAATGAAGTCATAGGTGGTAGCAGTTTTACCAAACTTTTCGTATTCACGTTTCTTAGGTAAACAGTTCCATAGACAAAATCGTTTGGTATCTTCTTTGCTGAGAACTTTAGTAACTCGATTAACAGTATATGGAATATCAAAGCCCTCTGAATTCCAACCACTTAATACATCCGACTCTTGTATTAGATCCAAGAAAGTATTCAACATGTCTGCTTCGTTGTCAAACAGCATAGTGTTAGGAAATTCTGCGACTGCTTTAGTTGCTTCTTCCATGCTCAGTGTCTTGGGAGGAATCGCCAAACACACCATGGTCTGCATCCATTGTAGGTAAACAGCAATTGCAGTGATGGGCATAAATGGATCATCAGGTGATGCATATCCACGTTCCGGATCAAAGTCTACCTCGATGTCGAAAAATGCTACATTCAGTTTAGGAGCATCTTGATTAAGATAGTGATCTTCTAGACATCGATAGATAGGATTAATATCTGACTCGTAGAGCCGTTTGTTTGAATGTATGGCAAGTTCTTTGCGATGCTCTTTGACATTCTTAGAACTAACTCTACTTAAGGGTTCGCCCTTGATGGATTGGAACTTGCCTTTGGGGTCGTTGTAATAGAATATATGTCTGGCAGGATAATCTTTGAAATGCCTCTGCCCTTTGTCGTCACGCTCAACGACACGTATAATGTCATTGTCGCGATCGTAGTATGCGTCCACGAAACTCATTTGTTCTCCTATGCAATTTACGGCTTGCAAATACCAATGTGCGGTTTATGGCCACGCCTGCCATCTATATTATAACTTACTTATCATGTTTATCAGGCCAACTGTATCTATAGTGGTCAACAGGATGTAGTTAGCCAACATCCCAAATGATTTCCTAGTATAAGCAGCCCAACCATACAAAGCACAACCGAGAATCCAGATAGGATATAAAATAAGTAAAGGTGGAGTGGGAACTGTAAGAGCCATGACCAGGCTACACCCAATACTGATAGCCCAAGCAAGCAGCTCAATAATAAAACGGAACTTGTTACTGCGCCAATCATCTCGAATCCAATCAAAAGTTGGTTTTAATAATTCATTCATTCAGGCAGTTTTTTTGTTACACCGAGGATCATTTCGATCTCGTTCCACTCTGCTTCGTGATCTTTCCAATTGTCTTTGTGTGCAATGCGGATTGCCTTGTTGATCCAACTAGGTTTGATCTGTAATTCTTCTGCGACAGCATTTACAGTTTCTTTGAGACCTTCTTGTAGATCTTCAACTTCTCGCAGAACATTTGATCCTTCGTTAATCAATCTTTCTAATTTGGCTTTTTCTTCTGGCCCGTACATTTTTGTCATTTGTTCTCTCCTATACGACTATTATATAGCCATAAAAAAAGCCAGTCAACCTATGACTGGCCTTTTAACACTTTTTGGTTAAATTACTTTTGTGCTTCGCTTAGTACATCGTACATTTCAAATACGCCACCGTTGCGCTCATAAACTAACCCTGCATATAAATCGGCTTTCATGCCTTCGCCTAGTTTGTTTTGAGCTACACGTTCAGCCCATGTAAACAATGCTTTGTCTACAGGATCGATCTGTTGTTGGCCACCGCTTTCTTGTACCAACTGTACCATCTGTTTGAAAGATAATTTTGTTTCTACACTTTCTTTTACAGGACGCTTTTTGCCTTTAGGCATCATTGCGCTTTCTGTTTTCTTACCAAAGTACTTGGCCTGCTTGTCGCTCATGCCTTTCTTGCCAGCTGGCTTGTCATCGCCTTTGTCAGCAGCAGCTTTTTTCATTGGCTCTTTCTTGTCGCCGTCTTTATCAACGTCCAAGAAGTCTGGCTTAGATCCTTCTGCCATCTTTTCTTTCTTAGCCATTTTCTTTTTCTTATCAGCAGCTTCTTCTTTCTTGGCTTCGACCATTTTCATGAACTTGCTTTTAAACTGAGGTTCTACACTTTCTTTCTTGGCTTTTTTCTTTGGCTTGTCATCTTCGTCATCAGCTTCTTTTTCTTCACTGCCGCCATAAGCCTTGCTGCTCTTATGAACAATACCTGTTTTTGTTTTTTCAACAGTCCCGGTAGCAATGTTTTTCTTATCGCCTACTTTCATGTCGTCTGCTTCTTTAACGTCTTCCTCAGCTTTCTTTTTAGCTTCGGCAACGTAAGTAGTACGGCCGCTTAGAACACGCAATTGTGCATCTTCATTTAATTGCACAGATTTTGGTAGTTCTGGTGCTTTTGGAGTATCGATCTTGCCGTCGATACTTTCTATCTTGCTGATTAACGATTTGAAGTCCATGGTCACATTCCTAAAAGTGTATTATGTATTTATCTTTTTACTAAAGAGCCGCCAGTTAACAGATTAGTTCCTTTAAGATCTAATGCGTTTTTTGCGGTTCCGTCTTTGTTTTTTGCCGTTTTTCCGGGTTTATTTTTGTATACAGCACCTATAGCGACATTACCAGCACTGGTAGCGCCTGCTGTTGCCGATTCTAGAATTTCTGATATTCTCATACTATTATTTATTCTTTTTAGCACGGCCCGCTTTCATGTTAGCTAACCAATGTGCCATGCGAGCTTTTTCGCCTGTGCTGCTTTTAGCAGTTTTTCTTAGGCTGCTAACACTGGCCTTGGTATTAACACCACTACGCTTTGCCAGTCCTTTGCGTCCGGGCTT